CGCTTCCCGACGTGTCAAGCGTGACCGTGACCTACCTCGATGCCAATGACGCCGAGCAGCCCGCGGCCTCTGCGGAGCTGCGCGCCGTGCCGGGTGGTTTCGTGGTGGATGCCGAAGGTCCGTCCGCGTCCCGGATCTTCGTCAACATGACGTGTGCCATGCCCGCGGCGCACCTCGCTGTGACGCGGACCGTGATCAAGATGCTGGTCGGCCACTGGTACAAGCATCGCGAGGCTGTCGCCGGTGGGGCCATGGACAGCGTTCCTATGGCTGTCGAGGCGTTGATGGCCTCCCTGCGCTGGAACCGGCTGTGACGGCTGGTTCACTTGACCGCCGCGTTGCCTTCGACGCGCCCACCAGTGCGCCGAATGGACAAGGCGGAACGATCTCGGGCTGGCAGGAACGCGCGACGGTCTGGGCCAACTTCCGCTTCCTGCGTGGTGGCGAAATCGTCCAATCGGCTCGGCTGGAAGGTCGCCAGCCGGTTGTCGTCACGATCCGAGCATCGAGCGCGACCAAGGCCATCACGCCGGAATGGCGGATGCGCGATACCCGAACCGGTACGATCTACGCCATCCGCACCTGCCCGCCTCCCGGCTTGGAAGGTTTCATCGAACTCACCTGTGAAAGCGGCGTAGTGCCGTAAAGGAGACAGACATGCAGGCCAATATCGGCATTTCTTGGAAGGCATCGCAGGCCAGCCCCAACAGCCTCTTCGGACCGATCGACAGCGCGGAAATGCGCGCCGTGATCAACACCTCGCTCGGCACCGGGGCGGATCAGGCTGACATCCTCTACATGGCGCAGCGGCAGATCCTAACCGGCGCCAATGACGACATCGATCTCGCCGGGGTGCTGACCAATGCCTTCGGGCAGGTGATCAACGCAGCCGAGATCGTGGCGCTCTTTGTCCACAACAAGCCCATCTCCGGCGCGGACAACACCACGAACCTCACCATCGGCGGCGGCACCAACCCCGTCACCGGGCTTCTGGGCGGCACCACGCCCACCATCGGGCCGATCCGCCCGCGCGGTTTCATGCTCCTCGGCAATCCCGGCGCTACGGGCATCTGCCCTGTGACGGCGGGCACGGGCGACATCCTGCGCGTGGCCAACTCTGCCGGGGGGACGATCAACTACCAGATCGCCATCCTCGCGCGTTCCGTGGCCTGATCCAGGCCATGAGCACGTCCAACGCTCTGCAGAAGCTGATCTTTGATCTGCTGGTCGCGGATGCGGGCGTTGGCGCGGTGGTGGGAGACAAGATCTACGACCGGCCATCGGCAACGGTGGCCGCTCCCTACATCACTTTCGGCGCGTCGGACTTCGTGCCGGATGATCACGAGTGCATCGACGGTCGCGTCGAAACCATCCAGCTCGATGTCTGGTCCGAGGCGCAGGACGGCAAGCGCGAGGCCAAGGCCGTAGTCGATGCGGTCCGGGCCTGCTTGCATGACGCGACGGGGAACCTGACCGTCGGGGCTTTGGTCACTATGCGGGTCGCACTGGCCCGCGTCTTCGATGACCCGGACGGGCGCACCACCCACGGCGTGATCCAGATCGAAGCTGAGATCGAGGAAGAGGTGGCCTGATGGCTGTCGAAGGCCTGTCCGCGTTTCAGCGCAAGATGGCGCTGATCCCGAAGGTGGTGATCGAGGAGGTCCGCAAGGAGCTTGAGAAGCAGGCCACCGAACTGGTCGAAATGATGCGCCGCCTCGCGCCGAAAGACAGCGGCGCGCTGGCTGCCTCGATCGGCTGGACGTGGGGCGATGCTCCGGCAGGATCGATCAAGCTCGGCACCGTTGCTGCGTCGGAAGGTTCGAGCCTACGGATCACGGTCTACGCCGGGGCCGCGGGAAAGAAGAAGGACGGCGGCACGTTCTATGCCCGCTTTCAGGAGTTCGGGACGCGCAACATGCCCGCAAACCCGTTTTTCTTCCCGGCCTATCGGTCGAAGCGGCGCAAGATCCGTGGGGCCCTTTCGCGCGCTGTAAAGCGTGGCCTGAAGAATGCCCTCTGAAACCACTAAGGCGGTGTTCCTTCGGGAGTTCCACTGGGGCAGGCCGAATAGCCGGATCGGATTCGGCGCAAAAACCTCGCCCGATCCGCAAGCCTTTCCCCGCGATTTCATCGCGGCAGCCATCGCCGCCGGGGCCGCTGTCCCGGTGGAGAAGCCCGCCGCGCGGCGGGGCAAAACCCCGCGCAAGCAATCCTGATCCGCCGCATCAGCGGTCCTGTTCCAAAAGGAGGTTCACATGGCTGTCGCCGTGACCCAGAAGTTTGAAGAGATGGTGCTGGAGATCGAGACCTCGACGCCCGGCACCTTTACCCGCATCTGCGGCCTGACCGATGTCGAAGTGACCCGCACCTCGAACATCGACACCGTCGAGATCCCGGATTGCGACGACGAATCCCTGCCGCACTCGCTTGAAAAGCAGGTGCGCTCCATCGAGGTCTCGATCAGCGCCTCGGGCGTGTGGGCGCAGCAGTCCTGGGGCACGATGTCGGACTGGTTCTACAGCGGCGCTACCCGAAACATCCGCCTGCGCAACACGCGGGCCTTGGTCGGCGATCTTGAGACCGAGGCGGGTCCGGCGCTGCTGGCGAACCTGTCGAACTCGCGGACCAAGGGCCAGAAGGTCACGGCCACGGTCGAAATCCAGTTCGACGGCACTCCGACCCGCACGGATCGGGTGGCCTGATGGGGCGAACCGTCCGGCTGAGCTGGGAGGGCGGGGAGCATGACTTCGCTCTTCGGCTCGGCGAACTGCGCGGCCTGCAAGATCAGACCAATGCGGGGCCGCTCGAACTCCTGACCAAGCTGCAGATCGGGACGTGGCGCGTCGATGACCCGATCCGCACGATCCAGTTCGGACTGATCGGCGGCGGAATGGACCGTCAGGAGGCCGGGAAGCTTGTCGTCGCAATGGCCGAGTTGCACGGCCTAAGCGGTCTGGTTCCCCTCGCCATCGGCGTTCTCGGCTCGGCTTTGGCCGGAGTGGCGGATGACGAAGTGGGGGAGCCGATGGGGGTGGATCAGACGGGACAGTCGGGAAATGGCGGTTCAGCCAGTTCTACGGTTCCGGGGCCGCTGCCGGGTTCACCCCTGCCCAAATCGACGGAATGACGCTCTGGGAGTTCATGGCCTGCATGGATGGAGTGCGCCGGTTCCACGGCGGCAAGAAGGACGCGCCGAAAGGCGACATCGAGGAAGATCGCCTGCGCGATCTCGGCATTGAGGGCTTCTAGGCATGAGCGAAGACATCCAAGCGCTTCTGGTCCGCCTCGAGGCCAATGCGACCAAGATGATTTCGGAAACGAAGAAGGCCAGCAAGACCGTCTCGGACGAGCTGCGCAAGATCGACAACGAGTTCCGCCGGACGAACAGTGGCGCCACGGAAGGTCTGGCCCGCAAGGGCCGCCAGATGCGGGAGAATGCGGGGCAGTACCGTGATCTCGGCTTTGCCGCGCAGAACGCAGCGTTTCAGGTGGGGGACTTCTTTGTGCAGGTGGGGGCCGGGACCGACCCCATGCGGGCGCTCTCCCAACAGCTCCCTCAGTTGCTGGGCAGCATGGGCCTAATCGGCGCTCTTTCCGGGGCGGCTGCGGCGGCACTGATACCACTTGCGAGCGGCCTTTTCTCCGCTGGTGAGGCCAGCGAAACAGCGGAAAAGGCCGTACAAAACCTCGGCAAATCGATCAGCGACTATCAGCAGTACATTCAGGTCGCCGCCATGACGACGGCGGAGCTGACGGAGAAGTTCGGCGACTTCGCGACCGAGGTTAGGGCGTTCTCGGAATACATGGCTGGAGTCGCGCTCGCCGATACCGTCGACCAGTTGCAGAGCACTGTTGGCGCAATCAAAGGCCCGCTCACCAGCCTGCAAGCGATGGTCGAAACAGCCACCATGCTGCAAGAGCAGTTCGACCGGCTCAAGGCCCAAGAGGCCTCTGGTATGGCGACGGGTTCCAACGTCCTGATGGCGCAGGAAGCGCTGGCCGGGGCCAAGGACAACGCTGAAGCGGCAGCCGCCGCCCTTGGGATGACAGTGGATCAGGCGTTGCGCCTCGCTGCTGCGATCGAGGCGGTCGGTCAGGCCAAGTCGATGGAGGAGATCGCGCGCGCCTCTGGGGAAGCTCTGGCGATCATCCAGCAGATCGTCCCGGTGGGCTATGAACTGCCAGCCCCCTTGCGCGAAGCCGCCGCGGCTCTTGAAGAGATGCAGCGCATCGCAGCCGAGGCCAACGTCGACCTATCGGAGATGCCCGGCATCCTGTCCTCCGTTGCCGCCGGTGCAAGCGCTGCGGCAACTGGAGTGGCTGGTATCGGAACCGCCGCAGCGGGCGCGCTGCCCGCGCTGCAAGCCCTTGCCACGAAGGCATGGGAAGCGGCGCAGGCTCGTATCGCCGCCGAGGGTCAGCTCGAATCCATGAAGATGGAGTTCTCCCCTGCGGGCCGGGCGATGGACAAGTATGGAGGTCGCGGCACCCCATCGGGGACTGGTGCACCGAAGCCTGTCAGCGCGGGTCGTGGCGGCGGTGGCGGCGGCGGTGGAAACGACATCGCCGCGGAGGCCAAGCGGGTCTATGACGAGACCCGCACCGCGGCGGAGAAGTACCGCATGGAGGAGCAGCGGCTCGGGGAGCTTCTGCGGATGAACGCCATCACGCAGGACACGTATTCCCGCGCCATCGACGGCCTCAAGGACAAGTACCGCGATACGAGCGATGGCCTGTCCCAGTTCGCTGACACGTTCCGGTCGGGCTTCTCGGACATGATCTCGGGCGTGATCGACGGTTCGATGAAGGCCGAAGACGCGGTCAAAAGGATGGTCACGCGTCTGGCCTCCATGATGATCGAGAACCAGATCTTCAACCTTCTCGGCAGCCTGATGCCCAACGTCTTCGGCGCTGGCGGCTTCCTGCCCCTGACCAAGTCCGCGATGGGCAACGTGTTCATGGGCGGGCGAGTGCAGGCCTTTGCAACGGGTGGCGTGGTGAATGGCCCGACCGCCTTTCCGATGCGCGGTGGCATGGGCCTGATGGGCGAGGCGGGGCCGGAGGCGATCCTGCCGCTGACCCGCGTCAACGGCTCGCTCGGCGTGAAGGCAGCCGGTGCCGGTGGCGGTTCGCGCACCATGGTGCAGGTCATCAACCAAGGCGGTGGCGAAGTGCGGCAGGAGCGGCAACAAGGCCCGAACGGCGATGAGCTGATCCGGATCACGGTCGGGAAGCAGTTGGCCCGTGGCGATCATGACTCGGCCATGCGCGGGCGCTATTCGGCGCGTCCGGCGGGGGTGAAGAGATGATCCCGTACTGGCCGACAACGGTCCCTGACTGTCCCGAACGCTATCGCGCGACGGGTGGCCCCATCGAGGCCCGCGCGGCGTTCCAGCCTGAGCGCGGCCCGGAAATCACCCGCGCCGCCACCACGGCCCGCTGGGAGGAGTGGACCGTGCCGATGTCGCCGTTCACCTTGGCGCAGTTCAACGCCTTCGAGGCGTGGTTCGACAACGATCTGACGCGGGGCGCGAAGTCCTTTGCGTGGCGGCATCCGGTTACGGGTGTCATCGGGCTGTGGCGGTTCAAGTCCGGCCAGCGGCCCTATGACGTGAGCCAGACCGCGAAAGGTTATGTGCTGGTCAGCTTTACCGCTCTGCGCCAGCCCGGAACGCCGTGGTGGGCGCCCTATGTGCGCCCCAACGAAAACCGCGTCCCGAAGGTGGTGGCGGACTATGCCGGATCGGTGTTCGGCGTCGACGGGATTAGGACCGCAGCATCAGCCGTGGCGGCCGTGGCCGGGACCTTCGATGTCTACACCACGGCCACGCCCTTGGGGGTGGTGACAGAGCAACTGTCGCGCGTCGTGACGGCGGGCCAGATCCCGGCCACCGCGCCGGGTGGCGTGTCGCGGATCGTGGCCTTTATCCCATGAGCAGAGTCGATGCCGAGGCGCAGCGCCTCACGCTGGAACAGGAAAGCTCGCCGCACGCGCTGATCGCCTTCCTGACCATCGAGCATCCCGCCTTCGCCGATCCGATCCGGGTCGTTTCGGACGTGATGGCCTATCAGGTCGGCGGGGTGCGTTATGAGGGCATCCCGTTCGGCATCAAGCAGCTCACCGATACGGAGAGCGGCCCGCGCACGCAGATCGTGGTGACCAACCTTGACCGCCGCATCGGCGAGGCGCTGCGCCAGTCGCAGACCAGGGCGAAGGCGGAACTTGTGCTGCGCAGTTCGGCGGACTTCAACCTGTCCGTCGATCCGCGCACGGAGATCGCTGCCACGGCCCCGATCTATGCTTTCCGGCACTTCGAGCTGGTGAACGCCGAAGGCGACGTGTCTCAGCTCGTCGGCGATGTCGAGCTGGCGGATTTCAGCGTAGAGCCGTGGCCCAATGTCCGGGCCACGCAGGACAGGCTGCCGGGGCTGTTCCGCTGATGCAGTGGTACGCGAAGTATGTCGGCCTGCCTTTCGGGGAGGGGCAGGGCGAGGCGACGTGCTGGTCGCTCGTCGCGGCGGTCTATCGGGACTGCCTCGGCGTCGATCTTCCTGCCTATGGCGAGATCTCGGCACGCGACTTGGTGCGGGTGGCGCGCACCATGGAGGCGCGGAAGGACGATGGCTGGATCGCGGTCGATGATCCGCAGGAGTTCGATGTCTGCCTGATGCGGACGCCGCGTGGCGGGGCTGTCGTGGCGCATGTCGGCGTGATGATCGATGCGCAGCGCCTGCTGCATGTCGAAGCCGCTTCAGCGGCGGTGGTTGTCCCGGTGAAGAACTTCACCGTGGCGGGGCGGATTCTGGGTTACAGGAGGCGGGCGGCGTGACGATCTTGGCAGTGTATCGCGAGCCGTTCGGGATCGAGCCGCGCGTGGCCTATCTGCCGGAGGGCCTGACCCTTGCCGAGATGGCGCGTCAGATGCCGTCGCTGCCCCATGACTTCGCCGAGCGGGGCACGATCTGCGTCAATGGCCGCCCGGTTCAGCGCACGGCATGGCGGATGATCAAGCCCAAGCCGCACCACAACGGGGTGCCGGTCGAGGTCACGTTCCATGCCACGCCCATGGGTGGCGGTGATGACGGGGGCGGCAAGCAGATCCTTGCCCTCGTCGCCTCCATCGCGCTGATCGCGGTCACGGGCGGGATCGCTGCGAACGGGATCAAGGCTCTGGGGATCAAGGGCGGCACCTTTTTGGCGCGGGCCGTCGCGACCGGTGTCGGCCTTGTCGGGTCGCTGGCCTTGTCAGCGCTGTCGGCCCCGCCCACGGCGCGCCAGAACGAGGCCGCGAACCGCATCGTCAACGAGGGCGCGGCCTCGGCGGAGGGGAACATCCTCGAACCGAACGGCGCCATTCCTCGCGTCGTGGGGGAGCGGAAGGTCTTCCCACCGCTTGCCATCGAACCGCTGACTTATTTCGACGGGCGCGACGAGGTGGTCGAGGCGGTGTTCTGCCTGTCCGGGCCTCATCGGCTGACCGACATCAAGGTCGGGGCCGCGCCGATCGAGGACATCGGGGTCGAGTTCGAGACGCGCGAGGGTTGGCCCGGTGATCTGCCGCTGACGCTGGTGCAGCGTCAGTCCAAGACGGAAAGCGTCCAGCAGGAAATGGTGGCGCACTCGGTTTCTGACACCGACGGGCGTACCATCGATTCCGTGACCGGCGCGATCGAGGATGCCCTGCCGCAGCCGTACATCATGGTCACGCGGGACGATCCAGACGAGCAGTGGCTGCACATCGCCTTTCCGCAGGGCCTGCACGATCAGGGCAGCACCACGGTGCAGATCCGCGTGCCGATCCGCATCCGCATCCGCCTCGCGGGCACCACGACATGGCGCAACCTGCCGGAGCTGCATTTTCAAGGCGCAAGCCTTCGCCAGCTGCGGGCCACGATCAAGCTGGAATGGAGCGACGATCCTTCGGTCTCTCCCGGCGCATCTTCCGGTGAGGGCTTCGTCGAGGCGCGGCGGAACAGCCCGGCCCAGACCGCTGCCCCGGTCAACGCGGCATGGAACGCAGATCCGTGGTTCGGATCATCCGGCGATGCGTGGTTGGCGCAGGGCAACCTTGCTACGAGCGGGGTGCTCTACACCGACATGAACCGCTACACCGCGCGCTTCGTTCTCGGCACGTCAAGCTTCCCGCGCGGGCGCTACGAGATCGAGGTCACGCGGGGCGCGAGCTTCACGGCTTCGACCTATGTCGCCTCGACCTATGCCCATTCCGGCACGGTCTGGGACCTGTTCGGCTATCAGGGGTCTCCGGGCCTCATCGTCCGCACCAGAAACGGCCTGTCCGACGCGCTGTACCTGCTGCGGTCCGTCTCGATCTGGAACCAGCATCCTGTGCCGACGGACCAGCTCGCCCTGATCGCGGTGCGGGCGCGGAACCGGGCGCTTGAATCGGTGTCATGCATCGCAGGCGGCTGGGTCAGGGATTGGGATGGCGCGGGCTGGAACACATGGGCCGTGACGGACAACCCTGCTCCGCATCTGCGCGATGTGTTCGCAGGCTATCTGAACGCCAACCCTGTACCGGTCGACACGATCGATGACGACACGCTGGTGACGTGGCGCGCGGCGGGGTGGCACTGCAACGCGCTGATCGAGGACCAGAGCGTCTCTGAGGTGGCATCGATCATCGCGGGCTGCGGCTATGCCCGGCCCTACATGTCGGAGATCTACGGCGTAGCGCGGGACTATGACCGCAGCGCCGAGGCCCCGGTGCAGCTGTTCACGCCGCGCAACTCCAGCGGGTTCCGGTGGTCGAAAGGCTTCGCCAAGGTGCCGGACGGGCTCAGGGCATCGTTCCGGGACGCAAGTCAGGACTATGAGACGCGCCAGATCGTGGTGCCGCGCCCCGGTTTCGTGGGAACGCCGCGCGTTTTGGAGCAGGTGACCTATGAAGGCCCGGTCACAGAGGCCGAGGTCATCGCCCGCGCGACCTATGATCAGGAACAGAGCAGGTATCGATCGACGTTCTACAGCCTCGACGCGCCGGTTGAGGCCATCGTGGCGCGGCGCGGTGATCTGGTGGGGGTCCAGCATGACCTCCTGTCCCAGTTCGCCGGATCGGCCCGGATCGTCAACTGGACGCTCAACGGATCGGGGCAGGTCACGGCGATCACGCTGGATTGCGCCGTGTCGATCACGAATGAGCCGGATCTTCTGGCAGTGACGGACCTGCTGGCCGTGCCGGACATGCTGCTGCTCGGCAAGCGCAGCGGGGCGGTCATCCGAACCCCGGACGGCCCCGGCGCGGTGCGCGTCCTGACCAACGCCTCGGGCGAACATACCACGCTGAACTTGGCCGCGCCGATCCCAGCCGCCGATGTCTACGAAGGCGCGCTCGTCTCGATTGGAGCGAAGGGGCAGGAGGTCCTGCGCCTGATCGTCTTCAGCGTGGAACCGCGCGAGGACTTCACCGCTACCCTGACCCTTGTCGACGAAGCCCCTGAACTCTGGGCCTAAAAGGATAAACCATGCCGCCACGGACGACCTTCTCCGGTTCCTCTCCCTCGCCGGTAGACGGCGACGTTTTCCTCAACGAGTACGCTCAGCGGCTGAAGTCGCTTTTCGACGCGGCGGCGTTCCCTCTGACCGCCGTCGCGGGCACGGGCAACGCCGTGACGGCATCGCTAGACCCGCCGCTCGATCCGGGCGGCTTGGTCAATGGGATGAAGTTCACCATCACATGGGCAGCAGCAAACACGGGTGCCGTCACGCTGGCAATCAACGGCGGGACGGCAGTTCCGGTCGTGGACGCGGACAACGTCGCGCTTGCGGCATCTGCGCTGGCGGCGGGGCGGCGGTCCCTGATCGAGTTTGTCGGCAGCGCGTTCCGCATCTTGTCTAGCGCGGGTGGTGGTGCTGCAGGCGCTGGACCGACCTATCAGGCATTCACGACATCTGGCACTTGGACGCGTCCTACTGGTTACGACCCTGACACAGTAGTTTTGATTGAGGTTTGGGGCGGCGGTGGCGGCGGCGGCCGTGGCAACAGCTCCACTGCGGGCGGTGGCGGCGGCGGCGGCGGGTATGCGCGTCGCTACATGCGGATCGCTGATGTTCCGTCCAGTGTGACGGTTACCATCGGGGCTGGAGGACTTGGAAGTTCTGTCGTTGCCTCTGGTGGCGTCGGTGGAACTACGTCATTTGGGTCCTTGCTTTCTGCTTTCGGCGGCGGTGGTGGCAACGCATCGAACATAACCGGTGGTGGCGGCGGTGGCGAGTTCGCTGCAGGCGTTACTCCTGTCGGTTTGCAAGACGGAACAGGTGGGGCAATCGGTGGTGGAAGCAGTTTGCTGACCCCGGCTGTAGTGAACCCAAATACAATCTTCGGTGGCGGCGCTGGTGGCATCAGCGGTGCAGGCGGGACCGGCGGCCGTGCGGTTCACGGCGGTGGCGGCGGCGGTGGCGGTGGGGCTGCGAACGCTGGCGGGTCAAGCTTGCTTGGCGGCGCAGGCGGGGCAGGCGGGACAACTGGCACTGCGGGTTCTGGCACTGCTCCCGGCGGTGGTGGCGGAGGAAGTTCTGCAGGCACTTCCGGCGCTGGCGCCCGCGGTGAATGCCGCATCTGGATCTTCGGTTGATGGGGGAAATGATGCGTCTTGCGCAAATCGTCGATGGCACAGTGGTCAACGTCGCCGAAGTCGACCCCGAAAACGTGCCGGATTTCATGGAGGACTGGCTTCCAGCAGGCGAAGCCGGGCCGGGCTGGGTCCTCGACGGTGACACGCTCGTTCCTCCGGGTCGCAGCCTCACCCCGGCCACCGCCATCGCCGCTGTCCTCGCCGCGATCTCCAAAGTCGAGGCCACGCTGACTGCAGGCGTGCCCCTCGGCGAAAAGCTGTCCTGGACTGCCAAGGAACAAGCCGCCCTCGCGGTGATGAACGGCACGGATACCGAGGCCGATACCGCGCTTCTGGCAGGCGAGGCTTCGATCACCGGCGAGACCGTCCTCGAACTTGCGGGGCGCATCGTCGCTGCGGCTGAGGCCTATCGCTTCGCCGCGTCCCGCATGGCGGGCATCCGGCGCGCCGCTGAGAGGGCCATCGCAAGCGCAGGGACTGGCGAGGCGCTGATGCAAGCCGTGGAGGCTGCCGAGGCGCAGTGCGCCGCGATCATCGAGGGGATCATGCAATGAGGTTCGAGAACGTGCTGAACTGGGGAAATATCATCACCCTCGTCGTGATGGGCGTGGGTGGCCTCATCGCTTTCTCGAAGCTGCAGTCCGAGGTCGTGTTCATGCGCGATGCCGTCGCTGAGATGCGCCGCGAGGATGACGCCACCGAGATCCGGCTCCGGTCTCTGGAGCTTGGCTTCGGGCGCATCGAGGAGCGCCTCATCGCGATCCAGAACATCCTGCAGAACAACGCCAAGCCCTGATCCGGGGCTGATATTTCCGACATTCCGAAAGGACAGAACGATGCGAGAGAACATCTCCATCGCGCTGAGGCATGTGCTTCAGCACGAGGGCGGCTATGTGAACCACCCCAAGGACCCCGGCGGCGCAACCAACATGGGCGTGACGCAGCGGGTCTATGACGCGTTCCGCGACCGCGAGGGACAGCCGCGCCGCAGTGTCCGCGCCATCACCGCCGATGAGGTGAGCGAGATCTACAAGCGCCAGTATTGGGACGCGATCCGGGGCGATGATCTGCCGTCCGGGCTGGACTATGCCCTGTTCGACTATGCCGTGAACTCCGGCCCGCGCCGCGCCGCGCAGGACATCCAGCGCGAGCTTGGCGTGACGGCAGACGGGATCATCGGGCAGGTGACGCTGGCAGCCATTGCGAAGGAGGATGTCTACAGCCTCATCGAGCGCCTGTGCGCCCGACGGATGCGGTTCCTGCGCGGCCTGCGCCACTGGAACACCTTCGGCAAAGGCTGGACGCGCCGCGTCACGGAAGTGCAGGAAATCGCGCTGTCCATGGCCACGGACCCGGAATCGACCAACGCTGTGCCTCTGATGGCGGTTGAGGCAAAGGCTCAGGACGCGCCGCGCGAGAACATCGCGCAGTCCGCCACGGTGCAGGCCACAGTGATCGATGTTGCGGCCAAGGCTGGCGCAGGTGTCGCCGCGCTTTCCGCGCTCGATGATCGATGGGTGCAACTGGCGGTCATCGGCCTTCTCGCGGTCGCCGTCATCGCCTCGCTGGTGATCTTCCGCGAGCGGCTGCGGGCTTGGGCTGACGGCTGGCGATGATGTTTCGCTTCATCCCTGACTGGCGCGTGTCCCTGATGCTCGACGCAGCGGCGCGCAGCTGGCGTTTGCGCAAATGATCTGGGCCCTCCGCAACTGGCAGCTCGTGCTGATCATGGCGCTGGCCTTTGTGCTGGGTCTGGTCGGCATCCGGTCCGCCAGCCTGTCGAACCGTCTCGCAGCGGCAAAGGCCCGCGCCGATGAACTCGAATCTTATCGCAATGGAAGGACAGACGCAGATGAAGTGGACCGGACTATTGGCGGCGATCCTGCTGCTGCCCGCGAGTTCCTGCGCAACCGGAAGCCTTGAAGCTCTTTGCGATGCCACCCGGCAGGACCGGGATCAGGCCGCGCAGGCCCTCCTCGAAGAGGGCACCGACCGGGTTGTCGTTCCGACCGCCCGCCTGATCGCCAAAACCGACGCGGCTTGCCGCTGAAACCTCACAGGAGACCCTACCATGTCCAAGACCAACGCCCTCGAGGCGGCGCTGCTCGACCTCATCTTCCTGAACGCCAACATCGCCAACCTCGGCGATGCCACGGGCGTGCGGGGTTCCGTCGCTGCGGGCCAGCTGTTCATCTCGCTGCACACCGCCGATCCCGGCGAGGCGGGCACGCAGTTGACCAACGAGGTCGCCTATACCGGCTATGCCCGCGTCGGCGTGGCGCGGTCCGGTGCTGGGTTCACCCTCACGGGCAACTCGATCTCGCCAGCGGCCAACATCGACTTCGGCACCTGCACGGCGGGCACCGCGACGGCAACCCACTTCGGCATCGGCGTTGCCGGTTCCGGCGCGGGCACGCTGCTCTACAAGGGCGCGATCACCCCGACCATCGCCATCGCGGCGGGCGTCACGCCTCGCCTCACGACCGCGACGGCCGTCACCGAGGACTGATCCCATGCTGGAAGTCGGGCAGCTGGTCCGGGTGCTTCCGCCCTTCGCGGAAAGCTTTCCCGGCGAATACGAGATCACCGAGGTGATTCATCACGAGGACGGGCAGATTGCCTACGTCCTCGGCGAGTTGGGCGGCTTCGCGCCGATCTATGTGGAGGCGGTGGCATGACCATCACGACGGTCGACGGTCTGGTGAGCGCGATGGGCAACAACTCCTCGCGCATCGTCATCGACAAGGCCAGCATTGCCAACGCGGCGGCAGGGCAGTTTCACAGCCTGTGGCGCGCAACGGGCCAGCCGGGGCAGGGTGCGATTCCCGGTGCTGCAGTGTCCTGCGATAACACCCTTCTGGGTGCGATACAGTTCACCCAGCAGACCGCCCCTGCTACCTCCTACCTCGGTATCCTTGAGGGCCTATGCGCCAACGCAGGTTCCACGCTGGAAGTTCACGACCGCCTTGCCCACATGGGTGGGCTGAACGGGACTCTGACCACGGCGCAGACTGTAGGACTTGACCTCAACGCCATCTTAGCCTCGGACAACCTCGACGCGCGCAAGGGCGATGCAAACTTCTCCGATGTGCAATGGTGGCTGGAATGGTACACCGACACCGGGGGTACGGCGGTCACCGCGACGGTGAACGTCACTTATAACGACGGCACCAGCGGCAACCTGACCGGCATATCGCTGGCCGCGACCCGCCGCGCGTCTTTCATGCAGCCGCTCAACAACCTGATCCCGGCTGCTGACAGCGGAAAGTACATCCGCGACGTGAACACCGTCACGCTTTCGGCTACGACAGGCGCTGCTGGCAGTTTCGGCGTGACGGCCACACGGTATCGTGCGGCGCTGTACAAGCCGCTGGCGAACGTCCGCTTCACTGCGGATTGGGCTGGCCTTGGGCTGCCGGAAATCCCGAACGAAAGCTGCCTGTTCTGCATCCAGCTCGCCGGGGCCACCTCAACCGGCATCGTGAGGACGACGGGCAAGATCGTTCATGGCTGACTTTTTCCGCAACCTGCCTCGCTTCGGCGGGGGCAGCGCCATCTGGACCGGCGACGATCCGGCATCGGTGCTGCTGCGGAACGAGTTCTTTCCAGCCGATCCCGGCGGCGGTGGAGGCACGTCCAGCCAGATCACGGCCACGACCGGCAGCCCGACCGTCACGGAGAACGTGACCTATGACGGCCAGCTCGGGCAGCGCTTCGAGTGGTTCGGCAACGGCAGCTTCACGCCGGTTGACGGTGCCACGATCTACTTCCTCAAGATCGCAGGCGGTGGCGGCGGTGTTGGGGCGCTGTTCGGCTTTGCAGGCGGCGGCGGTGGCGCGGGCGGTATCGTCGGCGGCCTGACGACTTCGACCTTCATCGCCACGGCGTCTATCTACACCGTAAACGTCGGGGCGGGGGGGCTTGGACAGCCTGCCGGAAACACTGGCGGCAACGGCGGAAATTCCTCTATTGTGGGGACAAACGCCCCTTCTGCTGCACTTGGCGGCGGCGGCGGCGGGAACAACTTTACCCCGTCCAACGGCCAGAACGGCGGTTCGGGTGGCGGTGAAGGTGCCGAAGGCAACGGTACGCAGTTTGGCCTTGGTACGGCAGGACAAGGCAATAACGGTGGATCTCGCCCGCAACAGAACGTGCAGGCAGGTGGCGGTGGTGGCGCAGACGGCCCCGGTGTTGGGTCTGTCGGCGGGCCCGGTCGCCTGATCAACTTCGCGGGCCTGTCGTTCCATGCTGGCGGCGGTGGCGGCGGCGGCACGAACGATGTGACCTTGGCAAACCGCGCGGGCGGCGCCGGCGGTGGCGGCGATGGCCAGACCACTGGCCCCGGCAGCCCCGGCACGAACGGCCTTGGCGGCGGGGGTGGCGGCACCTACGGCGAGAACCAATCCGGCGGCAACGGCGGCAGCGGGCGCGTCGTCATCTTCGTGCCCTATGGCTCGGCGGGTGGCACCACAGATGCCGCTGGCACGGCTGCAGGCGCGGCCACGGTGGCAGGCGTCGGGGCATCGACCCGCGCCGCTGCAGGATCTTCGGCAGGCGTGGCAACCGTCGCAGCCGCAGGGGCATCGACGCGGGCCGCATCGGGCAGCGCGGCGGGCACGGCGACGGCCTCAGCCACGGGCGCTGCGATCATCGCGGCCTCTGGGTCTGCTGCAGGGTCGGCCACCGTCGCGGGCACGTCTCAGACCATAATCGGCGCGGCTGGGACCGCCGCAGGTGTCGCCACAGCCTCGGCTGTCGGATCGACGGCTGGCAGCATCGCCAGCGGCGCGGGGGCGGCGTCCGGCACGGCGACAGTGGCAGGCGTCGGCGCGGCCACAGCAGCCGGGGCCGGGGCTTCGGCAGGCATTGCCACCGCAGCGGCCACGGGGCGCGCCACAGCCGCGTCCAGCGGGTCGGCGGCAGGGGTTGGCGCGGCCACGGGCGCAGGAGCTTCCACAGCGGCCTCCAGCGGCTCTGCGGCGGGCACGGCCTCGGTATCGGCAGTCGGCACCGTCGCGGGCACGATCGCGGCTGGCGCTGGATCTGCAGCGGGCAGCGCAACGGCATCTGCCACGGGCGCGACGATCCGGGGCGGGGCAGGAGCATCGGCGGGCGCGGCGACGGTCACCGGGGCAGGGGCCTCGATCCGGGCCGGGGCTGGCGCTGCGGCTGGCCTTGCCGTGGTGGCCGGGACGGGCGCGCGGCGCATCGATGCGGCTGGCAGTGCTGCCGGGGCGGCGACGGTCACCGGCGCGGGCGCGGCGCGGATCGCGGCTGTCGGCACGGCGGCGGGTCTGGCCACGGCCTCCGGCGCGGCTTCTGCCATAGCGCAAAGCACAGGCACGGCGCAGGGCAGCGCCACGGCGGCTGCGGTGGGCGAGGCTCGCGAGGAAGGCACGGCGGCCAATGCGCTGCTACCCGGCGTCTGGCGCGCAAACAGCCTGCCCGGTGTCTTTGGCCCCGTCACCATCGCCGGGACAGCCCGCGCCCATGCCCTCGATGGCACGGCGCGTGGCCATGTCCTGCAGGGCCTCTGGCAGGCAGAAACCATCAACGCGACATGGAGGGCGGCGTGACCAATCTCACGACCTTTGAAGATGACGATCTGATCATCCGGATTCCCGTGACCTTTGAACCCGGCAGCGAGATCACGTCGCTTACCGGCGGCACGGCAGAGGCAGTAGCGCAAAGCACGAGCGGGGCCGTCATCACCGCGAATGCCGTCGCGATCACCAGCGGGTCGGAGATCCGGGTCACGTTCAACGATGGCCGTCTGCCTGCCGGGGTCTATTCCCTGCAGGTCCGCGCCACCGTGGCCGGGGTCACGCAGACCGTGTCACCGGAGGGCACCACGATCACGGTCTATCCGAGCATATGAGGAAGGGGCGGCGCTGGCCGATCAGGCGCGGGCGGGGATGGTGGTGGAGGCGCCATTAACGCCGTTTCATCTTCCGCTTTTTCGAGCGCTCAACCCGTCTTTGGTGGCGGTTCTTTGTTTGGGTGGCTTCATCTGTCAGGGAAAACATTGGCGGTTCGATGCTTTCTGGTTGGTTGTTCTGTTCGATCAGAGATAGAAGCCGCTCCGAAACAATTGTTATGCGCTCCTCAAAGGTGTTCGATCGAAGGCTTTCTTCGCGCTGTTGCAATAGACTCAGCCCAGAAATAGCTAGGCCGGCGACGGCAAGGCCCAGCGTCAGCCATTCTCGGAGGACACTTCCAGCTGCCTTGTTCTTCACAGACAGTGCAGCGATCACTTCTTCGCGGTTGTCCGGGTTGGCCTTAATCGCATCGATGGCACCGAACATTTGGTCGATGATTTCGCGCGTGAAATCAGGGCCGTCAATCAGCCTTACAGTTCGGGTAAGGAGATCAAATGACCCATCGAGTACATGTGCATATTCACCGCAGCGTGGGCATGGCTGCCTGACGGTCTGAATGCGAACTCTTCCAAAGCCGCCAACCAATGAGGGGAAAACAAGCCCACATGCCGGGCATACAGCGGGAATTTGCAAATCCTGTTTCCTCAAAAGCGATTCCAGTTATGAAGCATAGCACACCACAGCTGGAAAGCAGGTAAAGCGGCTCATGCCCCACTGGCCCCAGACCATCCCGCCCGACCTCCGCCGCAAGCTGGAGAACGTCATGGGCTATCGCAGCTTCGGGCCGCAGGATCTCTGGGGCGAGGTCAGGGAGTGGCTCGTCGCGCATGGCGTTGAGGTGCCGGAGCAACTGCCGGAGGATGAGCGGAAGTAGGTCAAAAATCGTGGGACACCCAATTTCTAACCCATTGATTCCATTACACCTGCTTTTACATGCCTACGGGACACCTGCGCATTGATTTCACGTGATTATTTGCGCGAATCCGACCCCGACCTTGGGCACCAAGCCAACCTGAAACGCCTTATTTTATTGGCGCAAGTGTCCCACGATTTTTAGGCGCGGGACACCTACCAATCCAAACCAGCCAGCATTGCGACGGCTTCACGGGCCAAATTCCGGCGCTCGATTCCCTTCGTGTAGACCTCGGATGTCTTGGCCTGCGTGTGCGCCATGACGCTCATGATCTGGTATTGGGTGCAGCCCAATTCGGCCAGAAGTTCGGCCACTGCCTTGCGGACGCCGTGAGAGGATCGATCTTCCAGACCTGCCTCGTCGCACCACTTGCGGATCTTGTTGCGCATGGAGTTTGCGTCTGTAAACGGCTTGCCTCTGTCGGTCAGGATGTATGCCTCGCCGACCACCTTCTGCGCTCTGGTGGCCTTGTAGAGCGGCGGCAGCATCGGAAGCTCGACGGGCGCAGAACCCTTCTTGCGCGGCTGCCAGCGCAGCCATGTGATGCCGTCGATCTGGACCTCATTGCCCCGGCCTAGCCATACAGCGTCACCGACCCGGCAGGCGGTGAACATCTGCAGCGTCAGCCACAGGTGCGGCATCGTCCCCGGCTGGTGCTTGTCGCGGAACTTGCGCAGATCGGCGGCGGTCCACGGCTTGGCCCCGCCTTTGCTCTGGTGAATCGGCTTCACGCCTTGCGCGGGGTTGTGATCGATGTCGCCCTGCTCCATGGCCCACTTATACATGGCCTTCACGGCCTTGATCATGTTGTCGGCCTCGGCGGGCTTGTTCGCCCATTCGTCGCGTGCCTTGACCCATGCAGGCGTCGGCGCGGTATGTTCCAGCCCGCCGTATCGGTCTCCGTCGCCGTCCCTGATCTCGACCATCCGCGAGAGTAGGCTGCGGCGCTGCCGTAGGGTTGACGGTGAATACAGCCCCGCTTCCACCAGCTTCTCAAGGTGCCGGATGTATCGGATTGCCAGCCAATCCAGCGACCTCTGCAGTGGCGCTTTCGGAGTGTCTGGTTGCCAGACCTCCCCGGCCCGCGCGGCCCAGTAGTAGTTGCCGAACTGCGGATCATCCGGGCCTACCGGGATCGGTATGCGGCGGTGCTTCTGGCCTTCAACCCTGACCCGGTAGCGGATTGCGCCGGAAGGCATTCTCTCCGCCAGCAAGCCGGGATAGGTCACGCGCATGTCAGCCCCGCCACTTCTTCGGGGCCTGACGCTGCTGCGGTTCTTCAGCCCGGTCAATTGGCGTTGTGATGCGGATCGTGCCGTCAGGCGAGACTTCCACCGCGCCGACTGTCAGGCCAGCGGCCTTCCATGCCGAAATGGCACGTCGGATCGCTGCTTCGGTCGCCTTTGGAGACCGCCGCGTTGGGCCGATGGTTTCAGGCTTACCCATGGCCGGACCGAATGCGGGCAAGCAAACCGTGGCCTTCGTCGAAGGCGTCAAATCGCGTCCATTTGTGTTGGTCTTGATGTGACACCATGCCAGTCAGGTGCTCTCCCGGTCTGCAAAGCCCATGGAGACAGAAGTCGTCTTGTGGATCGTGGTCATCGCCCCACTGAGTGGTGTCTTTGCAATCCTCAAACGGCACATCATGCCAAATGCCGCCGGGCTTGGTGATTTTAGTCCACTCGAACTCCACTGGGTCTGCCATTTCATCGACAGCATCCCAAAGATCGGCATGGTTGTTTGCCCAGAAGATGCCGTGGATTTGAAACGATCCGTGCTTTCTCACGAGGTATAGGTTCATGGCCATGCCTTTTCACTGAAATGCAAAGCTGACCCCGATCAGCTTTGATGGCGGTGGGGGTTGATCGGTTCGCAGTGGCGGAGGGGACCGCCCTTCCAGCATCGCCGCCGCCGTCGCGGCCTTCACGGCAAGGGGCGCGGCGCTAGTCATCGCGGGCCACCACTCAGCAGGCCATAGGCAAAGGCGGCAGCAATCCCACCAACCCCATTAGGGTCAAGACCGCGCAGGGCCATAGACGCGCCCCAAATGAAGTCGGCCAACCATCCGAAGAAGGTTACAAAGCCAATCACGGCGAACCAATCGCGGGCGCTAGTCATCGCGGGCCTCGCAGTTCGGTTATGGAGGCTTCCAGTTCGGCAATCTTTGCCTGCATGGCGGCGATGCGATCATCCACCGTTTCGGGGTCATCCGGGCATTGGCAATCTGCATCATCGCCGTGAACGGCGCGATTCATGCAGCCGGGGACCAGAAACTTGCCGCCCGGAACGTCATCGTCATGGACCCATCGGCAACGGCCCATCACCGCCCCTCCTGTTCCAGCGCGCGGACGCGGAACAGCGACCACGCGCCCTCTGCCATCCACACTCGGCCCAAGCGGTCGCGCCAATATCTGACGGCGTTGCCAGAAACGCGATCCGTGAAGGCGTGTCCGATCAACTGCATGGGCCGTCCGCCTGTGACGATCCACACCGCCTCTATCAGCTTCGTCAGGCTCATGTGCGCGGTTCCTCGATCATGGCGAGGGCGTTTGCGAATTGCAGAACTTGCGCGCCGAAGTCGTCGCCCGTGGTGAGAACGGCCTTACCTTTTGCCCTCAGTGTTTCCGCGATGTGCAGGATCATGGCCGCAGCCGTGGCCTCCGCGCCGTTCTTGGTGATCACCTGTGCCGCCTCCCGCGCCTGTGCGGCGGTTAACACGTTGCCCGCGTCATGTTCGCTTTTCGGCGTTTCGTTGACATGTGCGGCGTCCGTGGGGGCGAGGGCGGCGAGGATGGCGATCCGCAAGGCAGCGCGCACGTCAGCTTGATCCTTCTCCGGCCACTCGCGCCAAGGAATGGCGCTGTAGCCGATTTCGCGCAGATGGACTTCCAGAGCATCAATCCCGGCGTCAACGTTCACCCCTCGCGCAGGGATGGCGTCGATGGTGCCTTGCACGTCCTGCCACGTGTGGCTGGTGAAAACGGCGGGGCTGGACAGCGTTCCACCTTCGGCCCGCGATGCATGGCGGTTCCAATGGTAGTCTGCCATTGCCTTGCGCGCATCCCCGCGCCGGATCAGATCGTCGTCGTGCGCCTCGGCTTTGTCGATCAGGGTCATGCGTTCTCTCCCGCGCCTTCGTGGTCCCAAAACTGCATTTCGTCGTCTGCTATTTCCCGCGCGCCGTCGTGTGACCAGTCGTAGGCGGGGTCGCCATATGCATCGCCGTCAGAGGTCATCGTCTGTAGGACTGAAATCGCCATGTCATAGGCATCATCCCGGTCCATGCGCGGGCGCGTCTTCGTCATGAAGCGGCGGGCCATCGTGCGGAGGAAGTCGTTGAGGGTCACACCGTCGGCGCTCGCTGTCGCGGCTTGCCAGAGGATTTCTTGGCGCGGCCCCGTCCACGGTTCTGAGCCGCGAAGGGGCATAACCATCGTGTATCGTATCGGGCGGCTGTCCATCTTGGCAAAGCAATCAGCGCAAAGCCAGAAGCCCTTCTCTGTGATCCAATCGCCGCGCTTGTGGATGCACTCACTCATTGGCCCGCCTCCGTGATGGCGGCGCGGAATTCAATCAGTCGCTCGTCGGTGTTTGGATCAATACCCAACCTGCGCCGTGCAATAGGGGTGTCGAAAATGCTTTTGGCGATCTGAACCGCCTCCACCAGCTTCGCCACCTTGGCCCGCTCTGCGGCGAGGGCTTCCTCTGCCTTGATATGGCTGTCCCGGTAGTGGCGCAGGTTTTCAGCCTCGTTCACCGCTCTGCGTCGCTCGGCTTCCAGTTCATCCCGCTCCTGCGTCATGGCGGCGAGGGCGGTGTCTGCGGCTTTGGCGCGGGCGGTCGCGTCGTTCCAATATCCGCCCAACATATCGCGGACAGACTTCAAAACGTCGTTGTCGGATTGCAGCCCCTTGATCTGCACCTCCTGCGCGGCGATGCGGGCGAGAAGGGCGGTGATGAGGTCGGTTGTGGGAATGATCCATCGTTGCAAATCATCATCCACATGGAAACCGCTCCCGTGGGTTTGCAGTGCAGAGATTATGGTTTCCGCCCGTTCCTTCAGATCGGCAGGCACGGCGGCGAGAGCGGGCGGCACAGCCGCGATGATCTGCTCCACATGCTGCGCGATCTCGCTGCTTTCATGCACGAGATACTCGCGCACGGCGGATTGCACCGCAGTGACTTCCACGAGGTAGGTCATCCTCTCTCTCCAATCTGCGCGGCGATCCGCGCCTCGAACTGGGGCCAGTAGATCCGGCGGGCTTCGTCGCAGGTGCGCCGGACGATCTCGGCGTCTGACAGTGGCAGCAGCCCGGTGCCGTTGCAGACTTGGCACTGGATCTCGGGCCGGAAGATCGCGGCCGTGTCGACAGCTTCGCGCCGCAGCTCGCAGGCCGGGCAGGGTTCGCAGTTGCCGTGCAGGGTGTAGTCGGTCATTTCACCACCGCCCAGATCAGCGCGATCCAGCCCGCCGCGCCGCCGATCACCGCAGGCAGAAGCCACCAGCCCGCACGCAGGCGGATCGGCTGGCTGGCGCGGCGATGGGTCAGGCGGTGGGTGAGGATGGTCATGGGGCCTCCGGGTAATCGTCGGGCCGCTCCAGCGTCTTCCGGCAGGGCCCAATCCAGTCCAACTCGGTCGCCCCGGCTAGGTCCCACCTGCGCTTGTCCCAGACGAGCCAGCAATAGGCTGTGGCCGTGCTGCCGTTTGCTGAGAGCTTGCCCTTGTGCATGACCACCCGTTCCGAGAACTGCAGAACTTGCGTAGGCGGCAGGATCTGAAACAGACGCTGGAACCGGCCGACGCCTTCAAGAAAGGCGCTGCGGACGATTACAGCGCAGCCTTGGCGGCTGGTCCTGTGCATCCGCTCTATGAACTGCTCGGCAAGCCGGAACGGCGGATTCGTGATGGTCCAATCGACAGGTTCTGGGTCTGGCCCGAAGAGGTAGTCAGCCTGCGGGAACCCGGCGCCATAGTCGAAGATGTCGGACGCCTCGACTGTGCCGAACCATTCGCGCAGAGGGCGCACCATATGGCCACGATTTGCGGCCGGTTCTCGTGCTGACTGGTGCCACAAAGGTCCGATGTCGGTCAGCCGGTTCAGCAGCGCGCGGGTGGCCCACGGCGGCGTCGGAAAATCGTCGAGGCTGTCGTGAGGTTCGACGCGGCGCTGCATCACGGCGGTGGAGCGGTTCTGGGTCATTCGTCGACCTGCTGGAAAAATATGGCTCCGCATACCGGTTCGATGATGATGAATCCCGGCGGCAGAAACTCGGCGGCATGTGCTTTCAGCGCGGCCTCGATCTCGTCATGCCGCGCATCAGCCGGGAGCGTCACCGTGCCAACCATGAAGTCATTCAAGCCGGGATAGACAGCGCGGGCGCACCAAGGCCTAATCTGGGTCATTCCGCCACCCTCAGCCCGGCCTTGCGCAGCCAGTCATTCGTCGCGGCCATCAGCGCGGCCTTGGCGGCTTCCTCGGTCGCGGCCCGCCCCTCGCGGTCGTTGCGCGCGTCGATGCCGCCCAGCCAGAACCGCCAAGCACAGGGATGCCTGCCGGGGTTGCTGCCAACCGGCGGGAACACAGCCCCGGCCTCGATCTCGCCGCAGGTCAGCAGGATGCGCGCGCCTTGGTGCTTCGGGGGGTGGAATTGAAGGGTCATGTGCGCACCCGCTTCCGCAGCTCATGCACGGCCTGCTGCACCTTGGCGATGGCCATGACAGTCGGCTTCAGCTCGGCAGGGGCCTCGTCGTAGGCCATGCGCTTCTTGTGCCGGCCACCGTTCAAGCGGGACAGGACGCCGCGCTGCACCGCTTCCCAGTTCGACGGGTCGCAATTGGTCCGGTCACCGTCGAGGCACTTAAGCGCATAGCCTTCCGGCACGGGGCCGTTGGCTTTTTCCCACAGCCAGCGGTGCTTGTGGACGAAACGCCGCTCGTAGCCCGTGTGCGGGTTCTGCTCGTCGACGCTGATCTCAACGTAACCGTCCTTATTGACCCTCTCGTAGCCGAGGTGCTTGGTGTTGTGCGGTTCGCCGCCCTTCTTGAACCAGCCCTTTTCGCAGCCGGGGGCGTAGAAACCCTTCTTGCCCGCGTTATGCGACACTTGCCCCTTCTCGAAGCGACCCGTGCGGCCCGTGCGCAGCTTGTGGTTCTTGCGGAAGGCTGTGACCTGAGCGTCGGTGATGTCGCGACCTGGGAACGCGGCACGGAACGCGGCGCCGGTTTCCTTGATCGGCAGCGAGGCATTGGCGCGCAGCCATTCCATTTCGTCCTGACTGAACAACCGCGACTTGCCCGCGTTGCGGCGGCGACCTTCCGGGCCCGTCTTCCAGCCCTTGCGCTTGCAGAGCGCTCGAATGTGGTCCTCTGACACATCGGTCCGGTCAAACATGAAGCAGAATGCCGAATGCAGACGGGCACGGGGCCACTCCTTGCGGGCCTCAATCCATGCCAGCTCTTCCGGCAGGTAAGGGATGCGGCCACGCTTCATTTGTCGGCCTTGTGCTCGATGGCCTGCGCTTCCGCCGACCCTTTGCCGATCTTCGGCAGATACGGGACGACACCAGCGCCATGCTCGGCGAAAATCTTCGCCGCGGTGAGCTGAACCTTGGCGTTCTCGGTGATGCGGTCAGCGATCTGCACCATCGCCTCGGCGCGCTTTGCCTCGGCCTCGATCTGCTCAGGCGTCAGTGTCTCCACGTCGAGGCGGTCAAGCTGCGCAAAAAGGTGGGCGTTCAGTTCTGAGAGCGTTGCCACTGGTCTAATCCTTTTGAGGAAAAAACCCCGGCAGCCGTGCTGCCTGCTGCCGGGGTAGGTCCAACAGGGAGGTGCCCGGATTACCCGCCGGGCCGGGATTGCATCACGCCTTCGGATCGACGGGCGCGGTCGGCTCTTCGCCCTCGCCCTCGTCGTCATCCTCGTCTTCGTCGTCCTCTTCCTCGACCACGGCAGCCGCAGCGGCGCGCTCGGCGTCAGAAGGGCCACCGACGCGGGGACAGGTCGGGTTCAGCGAGTACAGGTACTCACCCGCCTCATTCGTGATCTGGCGCTGGAAAGCCGGATCGCAGCCCGTGTCGCGATACCCATTCGGCTCGTGATCGGGCAGGCCGAACGGGCCAGCAAAGGCAGCGGTGGAGCCGAGCATCAGCGCGGCAAGCGTCATCATGGTCTTCATGGCAGTGTCCTCTTGGGATGGGAGCAAATGCACGGGGCTGACCCGCCCGCGCTCGGGATGGGGTCAGAAGCCGTGCAGCTGCTCGGCCTGATCGACGAAGGCGCTGATCTCAGGAATCGCCGCTAGGGCGGCGCCGATCACGACGGCCATCGCGAGGGCTGCGATGACAGCCATGCAGGTGGCGATGATCAGCGGCAGGGTGTCGACAAGCTGGTCCTGCGTGATGCGGCGCGCGTTGATCCGGGACTGATGCGATTTCATGCCGCGTCCTCCACAGCTGTGCGATCGCGACGGATTACTTCTGCTTCCAAGATCACGATGATCTGCTGGCTTACGCTGCGGCGTTCGCCAGCAGCGATCTTCTCAATCGCTTCCCGCAAGTTGACCGGGAGATTAAGCTTGAATTGCGCGGTTTGAATCGTGGCCTTCGATCTCATGCCGCGTCCTCCACGGCCCGCACAGCGGCGTGGCTGCGGTCGGACAGTTCACTCAGCGCCGCCCAGTCCTCATCGTTGCCGCTGAATTTGCGCTGTTCGATCTCTTGGTCGATCTCGACGAGGCATGCGCGCAGACATGCCACCAGTTCTTGAACCTCGGGGGGCATGGCATCGCTCCGGCCATAGTGAGCTTCGAGGACAGCGATGATCTCGCTGTTCATGCTGCGTTTATTGCGCTTGGCTGCGTCCTTGATCGCGTCTCGCAGGCCATCCGGAAGGCGGACTGCAAACTGCTCCGCTCTTCTGCCGGGGCGCACCAAGAACGGCGATGTGTCACGCACGTTCATGCCGCGTCCTCCGGGAAGATCGACCGGATCGCCGCGGCAGCCTTGCGGCGCGCGATGTTCTCCAGCTGGTCAGCCTTGAGGGCAAACCACGCGTTGTTGATCAGAAAGTGGAAGTCGGGTTCGCGGACGAACTCAGCCGGGTTCGCCACGACCCTGCGGGCGGCAATGAGCTGCTCGCGCGTCGGAAGGGGGGGCAGGATATGCGGCACAGCGGCCTCCATCGGTTTCGATGGGGCCATATATACGTGTTAGGTATATACCCGTCAAGTATTGAAATACGCCTCAGGTATACGACTGCGGTGCCAGTAGAATCGCCTTACCAAGAACTTCGCTGAACGACTGAGTCCGCCCGAAAAGGAAACGCCGCCCAAAGGCGGCGCTTCCGAGCTTTAGGTTGGCTCCCATCCCATCTCTATCCTTCGCTTCTTTGATGGAATGAGGATCTGGACGCGAACATAGCAAGTGTCACCGCGAAACTTGACGCTAATCACTCGGCCTGAAATCGGCATTTCGCTTGGATACTCTGCAATCTGTGCCGCTTCGCTCTTGGGCACATAGCCAATCAGCCAGCGATCACCGCCGACAAAACCTATGCCTGCTATTGCGTTTCTGTCGTGAGGGTTGGACGGTTCTCGCTCAAGTACCAGCCCGAATGCCTGCCCGGCTGCCTTAGCCCGCTCAGCTGCCGACGCAAATCTTGCGACATCGGAAGATCGATGGAAGGAGCCTGCAAGCTCCATCCACGTTTTCCAGCCTATCCAGTCACCTTCTGGCTTCGGTTGCTCAATCTCGAAGATGCGTTCTGACATCGCGGGTTCAGATGCAGAGGTAAAGATGTTCCATTGTGTAGTCGGCGACCATCCGGCTCGATGCGTACTCAGCCTTCATTCCGCGTCTGCCGCAGAGGCGGTTTGCTTCGTCGAGGAAAGCCTGTGTCGGCTTTTCTGTGCCGAAGAAGCCGGGGCCCTGCAGCGACACGCTGTCACCGTTGAAACCTGAGATAACAGGCACAGCCTCGGTTGTGGTGCAGGCAGACATGATGAGTGCTGCAGAGACGGCTGCAATGGTCATCAACTTCATGTGGAAACTCCGTTGGTTGTAAGGTCGATTCTGCTCAAGGACTTGTGTTTGCCTGATAATCTTGGTGAACGTGTGAGAAAGAAGCACTAAATGTGCCGCTTTTTGTTCGCTTTCCGTTCTGCTATCGGTGCATTGCCTCAATGGGGGTGATTGATGAATGAAGTCGTTTTCCGAGCCAAACTGCAGGCGATGAGTGACCGGCAGCTCATGGCTTTCCTTGATCTTGTTCGGGTTGATCTAGAACAGCTTGCGCAAGGTCGATCCACCCGGCCTGTCGATCGGGCGGCAACCTGCGAAACACATCGAGCAGCAATCGCTCTGCCTCGGTCCTAGGGTCGGCAAAGAGTTCCCAAACGGGCACGTTTAGGGCTGCTGCAACGCGGTTGATCACCTTAAGTGTCACACCATCGTCGCCGTTTTCCAGGCGCGAAATATGAGGCTGTGCCACATCGGCAAGCTCAGCAAGCTGGTTCTGCTTAAGCTTTCGGGCGGCGCGGAGGTTGGCGACGTTGTTCATGGCAACATCATGCACCTCGACGAGATTTGGATCAAATACGCCACCCGGATACGAATACTTGACAGGTATATACGCCTTGGGTATATCAGGCGGCATGATGAACCTCGCATCCTACCTCGAAGCACACAACAAGACGCAGGAAGCCTTTGCTGCCGAGATCGGTGTCAAGCAGGCAACCGTTTCGCGTCTCAAGCGCGGAAAGCGGCCAAGCCTTGAGCTTGCCGCGAAGATTGAACGCGCCACCGGTGGCGCGGTTCCCGCGTCTTCGTGGGTCGATGACCAGCAAAAGGCCTCGTGATGACATCGCCCCGTCTCCACCTGATCCATTCCGCCGAGCCTGCCGCTGCCTCGGATCAAACCGGATGCTCGAAAGAGTTCCGCGTGATCAACGGTGGCCGTCGCCGCCGCCGGTCTGACGCCGAGGTCATGAAGGCTGACATGGCGATCCTTTGGCAGCGCTTTGTTCAGAACGTCTTTGGCTACGGCCCCGGCGCGCGCACCGACACTGCCATCGCCTTCGGCTCCACTCTGCAGACAGCTTGCAACTGGCATGACGGGCTGGTCGGACCGATGGGTCATACAGTTGCGCATGCCGCCGTGATGTTCCCCGATGAGTTCGATGCGATCTTCCGCCCGGATCGGGTGCGGAGGGCCGCGTGATGTTGAAGGACATGCCCCGTCCGCAGCTGCGCGACCTGTTCATCCTTACCGCCGCGCTGGGGGCGGCACTCGCTGGGGTGTTCTGATGCCCTGCGCAAATGAATTTGACTTCGCCGCCCGCGCTGATCGCCTGAGTACCGGCACGGGCCACTTCCCCAAGGCGTCGATTGGCACTCTCCGCCTTGGGGCTTCTTCTTCGCATTCCCGGCAGCAACCCCCAAGTTCCTCCGCCGGGATCGGCGGGCGGTCTTCCTCCTCCCTGACCGCCCGCCACCAACTGCACTCCACTGCCGGGGCCTCGTTGCTCCGGTCTTTTCCCTGACACTGGTCCTAGGGCGGCAAGATCAATGAACCGGCAGGCGGTTGATTCAGCATTCGGTGCCGAGGTGGCATCTGATCCGGCCCGGCGGACTCCGGGCAGCCCACTGGCGAGGAGCGTCCATGTCGAGATGAGCGGGGCCACTGTGCCCTTTCCGCGTGCAGGGGCCGAGGGCCTTGACCTCCCTCGGTCCACCAATCGCGGGATCCGCCATGTCTGACGATTGGAAAGGCGAACACCTCATCAGTGCCAAGCCGAAGTCGCGGGAAGAGCGGCAGTTCATCACGCGCAGCGCCTCATCAGGCATCAGCCACCGGCGGCGACAGGCAGAGGGCTGCAATCAGTCACGCGACGGCGGGCCGTGGGCGCAGGCCATCGGCCGGTTTCATCAGGCTCGGAAGATGGGGAAGACGGAATGACCGCCGGGCCGGATTGGGGAGTGATATTCGCACCTGACGTGCGAGACAGATGGGAGGGCCGGGTATGGTTCGGGGCCGGTCCGACCACGGTGGCGAGGTACACGCTCGGGGGCAAGCCGGTGTATCTCGCCACGCCTTACACCAAGCGCGTGCGCAAGGAGGGTGGCGGCTGGTCCTATGAGGCATCACTCCACGCCTCGGCACAGGCCGCGCGCGAGCTGGGGCGGCTGGCCCGCGTCCAAGTAACGGGCATCAGCCCGATCGTGCAGTCGGCTGAAATGGTCCACGCAGAGGCGTTCGAGCGCTGCAGGGACGGCAGTGCGCTCGATCCCCTCGATGATGCTTTCTGGCGCGAATGGTGCCGCCCGCTGCTCTACGCCTCCTGCGCCGTGGTGGTGCCCGATCTGGACGGCTGGCAGGCCAGCGAAGGCGTGCATGGCGAGGTCATGTGGGTGCTGAGCGAGACGAATTGGCCAGTCTTTTTCTACGCGGAGGCAGAGCATGGCTGGGGAATGGGGGCCTTGGATCGAGCATGATGGGAAGGGCTGCCCGGTGGTCGGCATTTATGTCCGTGCGGAGATTAACAACGGGATTCAGGTGGAGGGTGTCGCGTCACCGCGCTGTGCAGATCCTCCGCCGGGTTATGCGAGTGCGTGGATCTGGTCGACTCTGCCCGCCGACGAAAAGTGGGCCCGCGTCGTTCGCTACCGCATTCGCCGTCCGCTTGCCCTTCGTCGCCTGATCGATCTCGCCGCCGACCCTCAGAAGGGTTTGCCGCCGCGGTTCCCGGTGGAGGAACTGGCATGAGCGATGACTGGAAAGGCCTCCACCTGATCAAGTCGAAGCCGAAGACCTCGGACGAGCGTCGTTCGGAAAACAACAGCCTCGTCTCGCGCATGGGGCACAAGCGGCGCACGGCGCAGGGCTGCAACATGTCGGCGGTCAAGGGCCCGTGGGCTGAAACCATCCAGCGCTGGCAGTTGCGCGGCAAGATCGAGCGGGGGCAGGGATGAGCCGCTTCACCCTCAATCCGCACGAGCGCTCCGTCGCCTCGATCTGCACCATCCTCTGCGTGCAGTGGCAGTTCGACGAGGATCGCAAGACACTTCTCGGCATCCTGCAGCAGGGGATTCCGCAGTGCCGTCAGCAAGTGCCGGTCCTCGATCTGGTCTTGGCCGCGCAGCAGCTCATCGATGCCAAGACCGTGGTGGAATGGGCATCGGCCCGTGCTGCAACTGGCCGTGCGCTTCCAGCCGTCCTGCGCGCCGATGTCGTTGTCCGCGAACCAGTGGGGGCGCGCTGATGGTCGAGTCCGATTACCGGCTGGCCGAGGCCAAGGCGATGCAGATCGAGCAGGTCGTGAACCTGCTTGGCATCCAAGGCCTTGCCCGTGCGGGGCATGAGCTGGTCGGGCCTTGCCCGTCCTGCGGTGGCCGGGACCGGTTCGGCGTCAACCTGCGCAAGGGCGTGTTTCTCTGCCGTCGCTGCGATGCCAAGGGCGGCAACATCGATCTCGTCATGCTGACCATGGGAATGGAGTTCAAGGCCGCGCTGGAATGGCTCGTCGGCCCATCGCAGGAACTGTCCGCCGAAGAACGCCGAAAGCGCGAGAAGCGGGCGGAACAGAATCGGCTGGTCAATGAGGCCCGCGCCGCGCGTGAGCGGCAGGACGCGATCCGCATGGCGCGCGAGATCTGGGCCGATGGCAAGCCTGCAGAGGGCACGGCTGTCAGGGAGTACCTGTCGCGGCGCGGGATAGCTCAGGACCTTCTGCCGGTCATGCCGAAGTGCATCCGCTTCGCCCCGGCGCTGCCCTTCACCGTGAAGTCCGAGAAGGGCTGGAAGGTGATCCACACAGGCCCCGCCATGCTTGCTGCGGTGCAGGGCCCGGATGGGATGCTTTCGGCGGTGCATCGGACATGGATCGACCTTGATCGCCCAAACGGCAAGGCCGTGGTGACTGATCCCGCAACGGGCGAGGTTCAGCCATCGAAGAAGGTCATCGGGTCCAAGAAGGGCGGGGCGATCCGCCTTTCGGGCAACGCGCATCAGGCCGAAGTCATGGTGATGGGAGAGGGGATCGAGACGACCCTCTCTGCGATGGTCTCCGGCGTTGATGCTGGCGCGATGTTCTGGGCCGGTGTCGATCTCGGCAACATGGCCGGCCGCCGCCGGACGCGGGGCGAGGGTGTCAAGTTCGCGGGCCTTCCGGATCTCGAAGACGATGAGGCCTTTCTGCCTCCGGCCTGTGTGACCCGGCTTGTCTACGTCATGGACGGCGACAGCGAGCCAAGGCTCACCCGCGCGAAACTTCTAGCGGGGCTGCGCCGCGCCATGCTGAAGCGACCCGGCCTCAAGGGCCAGATCGCCAGCGCGCCGCAGGGCCTCGATCTCAACGATGTACTGATGGGCAAGGCGCATGGCTGACGGGATCGATGATGTTCGCAAGGTGCTGAGCGCGCCGGAAGACGTGGACGTTCCGCCCGAGCTGGCCGAAGAGGCAGCGCGATCCGGCAGGATGTCGTCCAGCGGTGACGGAAATCCCCCGACCCCTGATCAGGATGACCCCGGCCCGGATGAGGCTGACCTACAGGCCGGGGATTACGAGCGCGAGTATGAAGGCGGCGATGAGCCGCCGCTGCAGGATCGGCCCGACCAGGAGAAGCTGCGCAAGGCCGCGCTTCTGCCGATCAACGATCTGGGCAACGGTCAACGCTTCGTGCTGCACTTCGGTGATGACGTGATCTTCGTGCCGCGTGTCGGCTGGCATGTATGGGACGGCCGCGTTTGGCAGATCGATCCCGACATGATCAAGGCCCGCGCCAAGGCGCAGAGGCTGTCCGAGCTTGTCCTGGCCGAGGTGCCATACCTGCTGCTGTCCGATGAGAAGATGCGCCACATCGCGCAGGAGAAGGACTTGCGCCAGGAGCGCGAGACCATCGAGCTGCAGCGTGACGATGACGGAAAGCTGAGCGATGTCGCTGAATCGCGCCTGACGCGGATTTCGATGGAACTGGCGTCAATCGAGAAGCTCAAGGTCAGCCTGTCGAAGATCAGGACGGCGCATCGCACCTTCGCCCGGTCGACGGGGAACACGGGCAAGATCAAGGCGGCGATGGTCGAGGCAGAAGTGCCCTTGGCCGTGCGCGTCGAGGATCTCGACACGCGGCCCCTCGATGTGAACACCGAGACCTGTGTGATCCGGTTCACCATGACGCCGCGGCCCGGCACCTTCCCGATCGTCGATGTGGAGTCTATCCCGCACGACCGGACGCTGCGGATGACGAAGATCATGGCAGCCGAGTATGATCCCGCCGCGCTGGCGCCGACGTTTCACCAGTTCCTTGACCGGATTCAGCCGGACCCGAACATGCAGGCTTTCCTGCAGCGTTGGTTCGGGTACTCGATGCTCGGCCTGACCAATGAGCAGGCGCTGGCCTTCTTCTACGGCATGGGGGCCAACGGCAAATCCGCCCTGACCGACCTCATGGCAAAGCTGATGGGCAGCTATGCCGCGACGGCGAAGATCGAAAGCCTCACGGGCCAGAACCGGCGATCTGGGGGCGATGCAACGCCAGACCTGATCAACATCGTTGCGGCCCGCATGGTACGCGCCTCCGAGCCTGAGAAGGGCGTCCAGTGGCAGGAAGGTCTGATCAAGCAGCTCACCGGCGGTGAGCCGATCCTTGTTCGGGCGCTCAATGAGAACTTCTTCGAGGCCACGCCGATCTTCAAGCTCACCATCGGCGGCAACCATGCGCCTGACATTCGGGGCATGGATGACGGGATCTGGCGGCGATTGATGATCGTGCCGTTCAACGTCCAGATCCCGAAGGCAGAGCGCGATCCGCTTATCGTGCAGCGCATGATGCTGGAAGCGCCCGGCATTCTGAACTGGCTCATCGAGGGCGCTCGGTCATACCTTGAGGCAGGGCTTGCGCCGCCATCTGAGGTCAGCAAGGCCACGGATGAGCTGCGACAGGACGCTGACCCCTACGGCAAGTTCCTCGACGATGCCTGTGTCGTCACGGGCGACCCCGAAGACAGCATCTCTACCCGTGAGCTGATGCTGTGCTTCCAGTTCTGGCAGATGCGGCGCGGCGAGACGCCGTTCAAAGACCGCACCGTCAGCGTCAACATGAAGGATCACTCGCGGCGTTGGCGCAGCCCAAAGACCGGGAAGCAGTTCGTCGCAAGAGAGACGGGCCGCTTCAACGGCTATGACGGCCTGCGGCTCACCGACTTCTTCAAGGACGAATGGGACAAGGCGACGAAGGATCAGCACGGCCGAGCGATCGGCACGGCTGCCAGTGCTTCGGCGCGGGACGATGACCGCGACACGCAGGACGGTGGCGACTATGGCTACTGATCCCCAACCCCGCACCCCAGACTGCCCAAAATGTGAGGGGATGGAGGGGATAGCCCATCGATGGGAGAGGATGGCGGCAAGCCGGGGGTTCGGGGGAAGTTGTTTGCGGTCAGAGGCTTACGGGTCGTCGGGAGAGCATGGAGAGGATGGAGACGATATTTGTAACCCGCCGCGCGCGTATACTCCCTGCAGGGGTTTGGGGGCATTTGATGTCCTCTCATGCGTAGGGTCGGATTTATCGTCTCCATCCTCTCCATGCTCTCCGATCAGCGTCCAAGTCATTGATATTGCTGTGATCCATCCTCTCCACCCACTGCAATCCATCCCCTCCCTTTTTCACTCTATCCCCTCCATCCCCTCCCTCTAATCCAACGAGAAACAAGATCATGTCGAAACAAGACCGAGCGGCACAAAATATGGGGGTGGGGCTGGTGAAGGGCGCAAATGGATTTGACCTTGGCTGGCAAGACCGGCTGGCGGACGAGCGCAAGCGCTGCTCGGAGATCATGGCTAAGGCTGCGCCGCCTGCAGAAATGGTCGCGGCACCCGTCGCTCCGGCGCGCGGCACGATGGTGCTGCAGCCCAACTTGGTCGTGATGCCGGGCGGCACGCGCAAGCGCGATGGGGCGCACTGGCGCGCTGCTGGTCCGCTGGAAGTGATGGTCGAGCAGGCCCGCATGCGCCACGAGGCCAAGGGCCGGGAAGATGAGGACTTTACCGCGCCGTTCTCGCCGTCGCAGATTGCGGTGAGCGAGGACTATCGGACACTCGTCGAGCGCTACGAGGCGGGCCTGTGCAAGGTGTCGCGCTTTGAGGCTGGCCGCTCTGGATCGGACGGGCAGGGATCGGCCATCGATACCTACATCCAAGAGGCGCGCTGGCTCGATGAGCTGCGCCGCCGGATCGGCGATGGTGTGACGATGCAAGTGCGCCGCCACCTCGATCGCGACAATGCCCGCCGTGCGATCCCCGTGCGCGTGCTGGTGGATATGGTGCTGGTGCAGGGTCTGACGCTTAGCGACCTGTTGCGCCTGCACGGATGGGCCAAGAAGACGGACCACCTGCGGATGCTGAGAGGTGAGCTTGGTGCTGCCCTAGACAGGATGTGCGGCTATCGTGACGCATAACCACAAGATAGGGGATTGACACTTAGGTCACTCGTCTGCATCTTCCTTGCCATCATCTACAGTTGCGCCCGCAGGGAACCACCCTAGCGGGCGCTTCGCATTTCCCCTTCATGGATCGGTGGCATGGGCAGGCTCTCTGCGTTGAAGGGCAGCATTGCCCCTTTGCCTGCGCGCCTCGGCTATGCCGACGACCTGCAGCCCGATGGGCGCAGGGCGAGGGACAAGGTCCAGCACTGGCGCCGGTGGTACAAGACAGCGCAGTGGCAGCGGCTCCGTTGGTCGGTGCTGCAGCGTGATCTGTTCACCTGCAAGCGCTGCGGCCATGTCGAAGGCAACACGGCACTTCTGGTCGCCGACCATGTCGTGCCGCATCGCGGTGATGAGGCGCTGTTCTGGGCCGAGGGCAACCTGCAGTGCCTGTGCAAGGCGTGCCACGACAGTGCCAAGCAGGCCGAAGAGAAGGCGGGCAGGCACCGCCGCTGAAGGAGGGGGGGGTCAAACTCTGGGGGTGCTTGGTCGCCTAGACCCGCGCCCCTCTCATCTGGAGGTTTTTTTCCTTGGGCAAGCGAGATTCCGGGGAGGTCGCCGCAGTCGATCTGCTCGGCGATCCGGTTCAGCCAATCCGCGACCCGCGCGGGCGCAAGTCCGCTGTGGCCAACGCGACAATTCGCAAGGAAATTCAAACGGTTGTCATGTCCATGCGCTCCGTGGGCAAGACGCAGGAAGAAATCGCGCAGTATCTGCACATGGATGCCAAGACTCTGCGCAAGTATTTCTCCCGAGAGCTGGATCACGGCGCGATGCTTCTCGAAGGCATGGCAATGCAGGTCCTGGTGAAGAAGATGCTGGACGGCAACGTGTCGGCGGCGAAAGAAGTCCAGAAGATCTGCGCGGCGCGCTCCGCGCCTCGATCCTCTGCGCCGAAGCAGCCGAAAGCGCCGCCGCTGGGCAAGAAGGACCAGCTCAACAACGAAGCCCGAACCCCGACGCTGGGTTGGGGTGACGTGCTGCCGAACTGATGGCCTTCGACTTCGCTTGCCCGGACTGGGCAGAGAAGCTCCTGCGGGGCGAGACACCGATAGCGGATCTGCCGCTGGATGACGTTGCAGCCGATCAGGCGGTGGCGATCTTCAACAAGCTCAGGCTGCCGGACGTTCCGGGCCAGCCGGAGCTGGCAGATGCTGCCGGGGATTGGATGCGAGACATCGTCCGCGCCATCTTCGGATCGATGCAGACCTCGGCCAATGGCCCGGAGGTTCGACAGGTCGGCGAGGTGTTCATCCTCGTGCCGAAGAAGAACGCAAAGACCACCAGCTCGGCGGCCATCGCGCTGACGTTCATGCTGCTGAACAAGCGGCGCAATGCGGACATGCTGATCATCGGGCCGACCCAGAAGGTCAGCGAAGTGGCGTTCGAGCAGGCCAAGGGCATGATCGACGCGGACGAGTTCCTGCAGAAACGGTTCCATGTGCAGGACCACAAGAAGACGATCCGATGCCGCGTCACGAATGCGCGGCTGATAGTTCGGACCTTCGGCATGGACGTGCTGACCGGGTCGAAGCCGGTCTTCGCCCTGATCGACGAGATCCACCTTCTGGGGCAGATCCCGTATGCGAAGGATGTGATCCGGCAAATCCGGGGGGGCATGCTGCCGTTCCCGGAATCCTGTCTCGTGATGATCACGACGCAGTCGGATCACCCGCCAGCGGGTGCGTTTCGAGACGAGCTGCAGTACGCCCGCGCGGTGCGGGACGGTGTGATGACTGATCGCGTCCGGCTCCTGCCGGTGCTGTACGAGTTCCCGGAGGAGATCCAGACCAGTGACGACAAGCTCTGGATGGACCCGGCGATCTGGCACATGGTGACGCCGAACCTCGGCAGATCGATCACGCTCGATGCGCTGCAGGACGGCTTCGCAAGGGCAAGACAGGACGGGCAGGCTGAACTGATCGCTTGGGCCACGCAGCACCTCAACGTCGAGGTGGGGCTGGCGTTGCACTCCAACCGCTGGGTCGGGGCTGACTTCTGGCAGGCCAATGCCGAGCCGGAACTGGCCGACCTCGATGTCATCCTCGCGCGATCCGAAGTCGCGGTCATGGGCATCGACGGTGGCGGCGCTGATGACTTGATGGGCGTGGCCGTGATCGGCCGCTGTCGCGAGACGAAGGACTGGCTTTTGTGGGTCAAGGCCTGGGCGCATGCCACGGTCCTGACCCGCCGGAAAGAGATCGTGCCGCTGCTGCAGGAGTTCGAGAAGCTCGGTCAGCTCACGATCTGCACCGATCCGACGCAGGATCTGCGAGAGGTGGCCGAGATCGCCGAGCTGCTGAACGAGCGAGGCTTGCTGCCGGAGACCGCCGCAGTTGGCCTCGATCCAGCTGGCGTGGCTGCGCTGGTCGACGAGCTGTCGGGTGCGGGACTGTCGCAGGCGCAGCTGGTCGCCGTGTCACAGGGTTACAAGCTCAGCTCCGCCATCTGGGGCATGGAGCGGAAGCTGATGGATGGGACGTTCCGCCACGGTGGGACGCGCCTGCTTTCATGGGTCGTGGGCAATGCCCGCGCGGAACAGAGGGGCAATGCCGTGCTGATCACGAAAGAGACTGCAGGCAAGGCGAAGATCGACCCGCTGGTCGCCGCGTTCAACGCCTTCATGCTGATGAGCCGGAATCCTGTCGCGGTGCAGGAAACGGCCTTCGAATACACAGGACTGTAAGCGATGGGTTTGATGGACATCTTCTCGCCCGCCAATCGGCGGGAGCGGGCGGCTGCGCGCGTCGAGCCGCCTGTCGTTGCCGCATCCGAGAACAGTGTCCAAAGCGAAAGCCAGTGGAAGGGCCTTGCTGTAGGGGGCATTTCCAAGGCGGGCGTGAGGGTGACCGAAGGCACCGCACTTTCGATTCCTGCCACCCTTCAGGCTCTGCGCATCCTGTCGGGCGTTTTTGCAATGACGCCTCTGCACATGTACCGCAGCACGGATTCGGGGCGTGAGCGCGCATCGGACCGCGCCGAAGAGCTGCTCCTGTCACGCCAGCCGAACAGCCACCAGTCGGCTTTCGACTTCTTCGAACTGATGATGCAGGACATTCTGCTCACAGGGAACTTTTACGCCTACGTCTCGCGGGACGTCCGAGGCATCCCCCGCGCTCTCACGCGGCTTAAGCCGGGTTCGGTAGTCGTGGCAGAGTTTTTCGATCGGTCCGAAGGGCAGATCCTGTTTTACGATGCCACCCTGCCAGACGGGACCAATGAGCGCTTCGCGGCGCGCGACATCTGGCACGTCAAGGGCATGAGCCGTGACGGTCTGTGTGGATTGAACCCGATCCGCTTCGCGCGGGACGCCATTGGCGGCGCAATCGCGACCGGAGATCATGCCGCGCGATTCTGGCAGAAGGGCGGGCGTCCATCGACCGTTCTGACGACAGCGAACAAGGTTTCGTCGGCCGACAAGACAAAGATCCGCAGCGATTGGTCCAACCTCTATGCTGGGCCTGACGGCGACATGATTGCCGTGCTGGATCAGGATCTGAAGGCCGAGTTCCTGAGCCACGATCTGAAGTCGAACCAGTACATTGAGACCCGACAGTTTCAGGTCGTTGACCTGGCGCGGGTTTGGGGCGTGCCGCCCCATCTGATCTTCGATCTCAGCAAGGCCACCTTTGGGAACATCGAGCAGCAGTCTCTGGAGTTCGTGATTTACCACCTCGGCCCGCACTATGCGCGAGTGGCGCAAGCCGCGACCCGCCAGTTCGCCCCGCTCGGTTTCTACTTCGAGCACATCACCGACGCCCTGGTGAAAGGCGATCTCAAGAGCCGGATGGAAGCCTACTGGCTGCAGCGTCAGATGGGCATCGCCAATGCCGATGAGCTGCGGGCGCGCGAGAACCAGAACAAGATCCCCGGCGCGGCGGGGACCGAATACTGGCGGCCGGCCAACATGGCCGTCGCCGGTGAGCCGGTGGAACAGCCGGACGCAGAGGAAGGATCCACGCCATGAAGCAAGATGCAGCGGCCGTCATCGCGGCGATCCGCGCAACACCTTGGGCGATCCTGCCCGAGTACCTCGAGGCCATCGAGGCCATCGCAGCCCGGGCGCTTAACGATGACATCCTGAAACTCGTCGCAGCCGATGGCCACGAGGCGCGCATGGAAGCAGCCAGGATGTCGGTTGCGGCGGTCGGAACCCGTCTGGAAGGCTCGATGATGAGCACCTTCAGGGATGGAACGGCGCTGATCCCGGTCGTCGGGACGATTTTCCCGCGCTCCTCGATGATCGGCGCAAGCACGGGGGGGACGGCGCTGAGCGAAGTGATGCACGACATGCGCGTGGCGTTGCGCAGCGATCAGGTCGACCGGATCGTGATGTTGGTGGATAGCCCGGGAGGCGTCGTCTCGTCGCTGGGTGAGGCTGCGGATGGCATTCGGGCTGCCGAGAAGCCGGTCACCGCCTTCGTCGCGGGCATGGGCGCATCTGCAGCGTATTGGCTGGCCTCGCAGGCCCGCGAAATCGTTCTGGATCGCTCGGCCTCGGTCGGCTCGATCGGCGTCGTCGCTACGGTCAGTCGTCAGGAGGGTCCGGATCAGAATGGCCGTCGTGCCTACGAGATCGTCAGCTCCGGTGCCCCCATGAAGCGGCCCGATGTTTCGACCGAGGAAGGCCGCGCCGCCATTCAGGCAGACGTCGATGCCATCGAAGAGGTCTTCGTCGCCGACGTGGCTGCTGGGCGGAAGGTCGACATGGACAAGGTGCGGAAGCAGTTCGGGCAGGGCGCGATGGTCTCGGCATCGCGCGCTGTCGCTGCAGGCATGGCCGATCGGATCGGAACGCTTGAGAGCGTTCTGGCTGTCGGCACCAAGGAATCCGGGCGCACCCGGCAGAACAATGGGGGCAGACGTGCGCTGTATGCCGCCGAAATCGAGACGCGGCGGCGAGCCGCAGAAAGAGGCTAATATGGACCGTATCACGGCCCTGCGAGCCCGCCGCGCGGGCATCATCGACCAGATGGAGGCTCTCGTGGCCTCCGTCGCAGAAGGCGAAGACATGACCGCCGAGCAGGTCGCGCAGTACGACGCGATGAAGGCGGAAGACGACAAGGTCGCGGCCGAGTTGGCCCGCGCCGAAGATCTGGAACGCCGCCGCGCCGCCGCGGCCCGTCCCGTCGCGCCGCTGCCGGGTTCGACCACGGCCCCGCAGGCCAGCGTTCCCGCGCAGCCCGCCGAAAAGGGCATCCGCTTTGCCCGCATGACGCGCGCCATGGCGGTGTCTGGCGGGATCCCGCGCCTGGCGCAGGAGCAGGCGGAAGCGTGGGGCGATTCCGGCCTGTTCGCCAACCAGAACATGTCCAACGGTGCTGCCGGTGGCTTCCTGGTGCCGGAGGATGTCTCGTCCGAGATCATCGAGCTGCTGCGTCCGCAGTCGGTGATCATGCGCGGCGGCCCGCGTGTCGTCCCGCTGCCGAACGGTAACCTGACCATGAACCGCAAGGTGGCCGGATCGAACTTCTCGTACACCGGAGAACAGCAGGACATCGGCGCCACCGGTATCAGCCTCGGTCAGGTCAAGCTTTCCGCGAAGAAGCTGACGGGCCTCATCCCGATCTCGAACGATCTGCTGCGCTCGGCTTCGATCGCTGCTGACCGGCTTGTGCGGGACGACATCGTCGAAGGGTCGGCCGTCGCCATGGACACCCACTTCCTGCGCTCCGTCGGGGGTGACAATACGCCGCTCGGGCTGCGCCACCAGCTGACTGGCACGGCCTTCGCCGGGACCAACATCCTCGCGGTGACGGCTGGCAACACGCTGGCGTCGATCACCGGCGATCTGGGGCGGATGGAACTGGCTCTGCTGAACCAAAACATCTCGCTCGCCGGTGCGGCGTGGGTCGGCGCACCCCGTACCATGATGCGCCTGCGGAACATCCGCGACGGGAACGGCAACTACGGCTTCCCGGAGATGCAACAGGGTCGCCTGCGCAACCTGCCGTTCTTCGACACCACCACCATTCCGATCAACCTCGGCGGTGGCGCGGAATCGGAGCTGTATCTCATCGCCTTCCCGCATGTGCTCGTGGGCGAGCATTCGGGCCTCGAGATCGCGACCTCGACGGAAGCGGCCTACAAGGATGCGACCGGGACGATGCAGGCCGCGTTCAGCCGCGACGAAACCGTGATGCGGGCGATCCAGCATCACGACATCGGCCTTCGGCATCTGCCTGCCGTTGCCGTGATGACCGGCATCAACTGGGTCGACGCCTGATCGTGATGGGCCGGGCGAGCCCGGCCCATCTCCCCTGCAGCATGTCATGGCCCATGGGCCGGAGGATTACCTATGACCACGCAACTTCGTGACATCGGCTCGCTGATCAAGGTTGATCGCGCTGCCGCAAACACCTCCATCACCGCTGGTGGTGGTGGCGACAATACCGCCGTGACCGGCGTCATCATCGACCGTGCGGCCATCGGCTGGCCGGAGAGCGCCGTTCTGGCGATCCCGTTTACCGCCACGCTTGCGGCCACCGCCACCCTCTCGCTGGCCTATACCGTGCAGGAAGGGCAGGCGTCCAACCTGGGTGACGCTGCGACCCTCGCATCTGCCCCGGCGGCTGTTGTGGCGACTGGCCCGGCAGGCGGTGGTACGGTCACCGGCACATTCGAGGTGTCTCTGAACCTCCGTGGTGCGGGCCGCTATGTGCGGTGCAACTTCACCCCGGATCTGAGCGCGGCAAACACCGACACCGCGGCGCTTTCGGCCGTCCTGGTGACGGGCGGCGCGAACCGGCTGCCGCAATGATCCGGGTCCGCTTTGCGAAGGGCTGGCGCATGTACCAGCCCGGGGAGACTGCCGCCTTCGACGAGGTGACCGTGAAGCAGCTCGCCGCCGCCGGGATTGCCTCGGTGGTCGATGAGAAGGCCGAGGTTGCGGCGGCAAAGGCTGCGGCCGTCTCTGCCGCCAAAGAAGACAAGGGTCAGCATTGATATGATGCTCACCCTGATCACCCCTCCGGCCACCCCTGTTGTGCCGCTCGCCGATCTCAAGCTGCACCTGCGCGTCGATCATGCAGATGAAGACGCGCTGATCGCGCAGATCGAAGCGGCGGCGGTCGGCTATCTGGACGGCTGGAGGGGTGTTCTGGGCCGCGCGATCCTGTCTCAGGTTTGGCGGCAAGAGTTCTGCGCTTGGGGCACGCTGCCGC